GCGGAGACCGGCTTGCCGTCGATCTCGCAGACGACTCCGCATTTCGGGAGCATCGGCTCCGGGCGGCGGTGCTTGCCGTGGGCATGCCACCACTCCGAGAGCATCTCGTAGTCGGTCGGTTCGTAGTGGCGGATGGTGATGTCACTCATTGCCGTAGGCGTCCCACTTGGGGAGGATCGAGATGATGCACATTGGGTAAGGTTCGGTCTGGCGGACATCGACATCGGCGTCGATGCCGAACGCTCCGCCGAGGATGATCTTTTGGTCGCCCGTGGTGGTCGTCGGGGCGAGAGCATACCATGATCCGGAATTTGTGCGAACTTCGCCCCCCCGGCTTTTGAGGGTGCGGACGACGACTTGATGGATGCGCTTCTTGCGCGACTGCGCGGTGCCGTCCTCGAAGTCGGCATCGAGCTTCATGGGGCGGAGCGTGGAGGTGTAAGGTTGGCCGAGGTAACCGGCGGCGGCGGCAGGGACGGTGATCGCCCCGCTGGCGACCGTGCGGGTGATGGGAGACTGCCCATCCTGCACCACGGTGATGGTTTTTCCTTCCAGATGCGCGAGGCCGGAGACCGTGCGATTGGCCGCGCCAGAGGCGAAGGCGACATGGCCGTCGAGGTAGCGGTAGTTTGCCGAAGATTCTTCGTCGAATCGGGTTCTCCAGAGGAGAGGAAACCGCTCGATGGTGCGGTAGTCTGCTCCGGAGACGGTGCGCTTCACGACCATCCAAAGTTCGTCCTCAGTTCCATTTCCGTAGATGGTGGCGACCGACTCCACATCGGCATCGCCGAGCGTGTGGCGGTGCCAGCCGACGACCTTCTGGTCGCGCTCGTAGGTCATGGCGATGAGTGTGCCGTCTCCGCGAACGCACCACAGCACGGCATCCGGTTGTTGCTGGTAGGCGATGTCCACGATCTCGCCATTGGTGATGTGTTCCGCGAGTAAGGTGAGGTCCGGCGCGACCCAGCCGTCCTTGTTGAGTTCGTAGACCAACTCACGCACCTTGCGTCCGTTGCGCTGGACGAAGAGGAGGACATCGTTGACGAGCGCGGCCTTCATATATTTTGACCCGTAGGAGGATTGCCGGTTCGCCTGCACATTGGTGGCTGAGAGCGCCTGCGTGGAATCGGCGCTGCCAATCGTCCACTCGTCGCCGGATGTCCCGATGAGGAGTTGGCTTTGGCTATACATCCAATTGATGCGGTTGCCCTCGGAGGCGGCGAGCGTGAACTGCACGGCATCAGCGGCGGTCGTGCCGGTCTGGAAATTCTCAAAATCATCGATGGCGCTGCACCAGACGGTGTTTGGCTGGGAGGATGTGCCGCCAAAGCAAAGGCGCTGCTCATGCATGGCGACCGAGCGCGGGTAGCCGCGAGCGGACGAGAATGCGCCGAAGGCCCAGAACTTGGTGTTGCGCTGGTTGCGCGGACCCTCGCCGAGCCACTTGTCCACATTGATCTGCTCGGCTGCGACGATGGTGGCGATGCCGCCGGTGACCTTGGTGTCGGTTTCCAAGCGGGCTTTCTGGACAATGGTTCCGGTGCCGGAAACCCAATCCAGAATGCGGATTTTTAGACCGCAGCGCGTGGACTCCGTTCCGCTAGTGATGATATTGCGGTCTGCCGACACGGAGTATTCCCGCACAATTTCCATTTTTGTGAGGTTCTCCGGGTAAATGTCGAGGTAGCCGGTCTGGGAGTTTGATCCAACATCATAGGTGTAGGTGTGAGTGCCGGTGACGGTGATGGTGGCTCCGTGTGTGGCGTAGTTGTTTGTTGACCGACCGTCTCCCACGCAGATGCGGTCTCCGTTGTTCCAACCGTGGTAGGGGTGGTAGACGCTCACTACCGTGCCGCTTCGCGTGGCGGTGGCCACGATGCGCCCAGCCGAGAAGACATCCGAGGGAACGCGCAGAATTTGCATGGTTGCCGTCCATGTGCCGGAAGTGCTGAAATCCCACCCGCCTTCCACGGCCAAAGTATCGGAAACATTGTTCCCTGTGATGAGTTGCTCGGCGTAGAAATTGTTTTTCTGCCACTTCAGTTCAACCTGCGAACCCACCGTGGAGGATGGGAAAAGTCCAGACCCGGCGCTGACCGAGTATTTTCCCATTTCATTGAGAGGAATCGGGAATTGCGACCACTTGCCCGCTGCTTGATCCACGCCGAAGTTCGACCCAGCGCGGTGGGCGCTCATGGCGTAGTAGTAAAATGCCTGGTTGGCTTGGTTCTGTGCGCTCCATTTAGCTGCGGTGAATGTGGCGTCGGTGTTTGCCGTGATGCACTTATAGGCAATGCTGCCACTCAGCACGATGTCGCCCACGGCGTAGGCGGTGGATGCGACCCATGTGGGAGGACGCACATAGTCGCCGAGGATGTAGTTCGTGCCAGCGACCCAAATGTCTGGGTTTGGATAAATATTCACGACCTGCTCGGTGGCGTTCTGGTCTTGAAGCGGCGGGTAGTCAAAGACCACTGGCGCGAATGTCCAGTTGTTGTCGGCAAGGCGGGAGAGTTTGTGTGGCAGGTAGTTCGCGTGGGCGAAATACATGATGTCGTTGATTTGGGAAAATTGGATTTCGCGCAGTGCAGAGGCGGCGTAGGGGGTGGGAATCTCAAGGATCGACTGCTCCACCCAGCGACCTGCGGCGAGATCGGTGGCAAATGTGCCTGCGGTGTGGGCAGTCACGCAGTAGTAGTTTTTGCTACTTTCACGCACATAGTTGCCGACTGCGTAGATGTTCCCGGTCGCCCATGCGGATGGCGTGGCGGCGTTGACCGGCGCTCCTGTGGCGGGGTTCCAGAACCTCATGTAGCCTGCGCCCATTTCGATGATGAAGCGGGTCGTGGTCGAGAAATTGAAGCCGATCAAGCGGGTTTGGCTGGTGGCCGACTTGGTGGCTCCGAGGAATTGCGTCCCCGGGCGGCGGATGACGCCTCCGTAGGGGAGGATTTGGAAGTTCTCCAGCGTGCGGCAGGCGCTGCGGTATTTCTCCAAGCTCGTCCGGGCGTCGATGAAGGGGGAGACTTCACCGGCGTTGAACGAGGGATAGAAATCGAACTTCGGCATGCTACTTTTTGAGGTCGCGGAGGATTTTGACGAGGGTGACGAGGCCGACCGCGAACCCGACCGTTACGGAGGCGAAACGCATCCACGCTTCCAAGTGGGGAAGCATGGAGTAAATCGCCGCGCCGATGGAGGTGGCGCTGCCGATGAGGCCGGTGGCTGCGGATTTGAGTTGGTCGCTATTCATTAGCTGTTGGCTTGGGCGAGTAGGTTGCCGAGGATTTCCGTGGTCGTGACTTGGCCGAGGCGAGTCGTGTTGAGGGCCGAGACTTTCGCGAGTTCGCTCGATAGCTCGGTTCTCACCTGTGAGGCGATCTGGCTGGCGGTGGGGACGGTCGGCGCGTTGGTCAAAGTTGTTGCGGTATCGACAAGCCCGCCGGTGATGGTGCGGGTGGCGTGGCTCCAGACGGCGGCTGGGGTTAGCACTGCCGTGCCTGTTGTGTTGTCAACAGGGACTCCCAGCGCCACTGAACCTGCGGCTGGGACTGCACATGATCCGGTGAGTGCGCCGCTCGCGTAGCTCACGCCGCTGCGGACATTGCTGGCGGCTGGCATGGCGGCGTTTTGCGTGGCGTCGATAAGAGTCTTTGCCGACCCCGAATTCACATAATTGAAAACCACGACATTGCTGTTTGCTTTCTTTAGGCGGATGCCTGTGCCGCTAGTGGGCGACATGCCGAATGTTCCGTATTCAAGTTCTTCAATTTCGATGACGCCGAGGCCGGAGTTGGCGACACCAACTGCCGAGGCGAGACCGGAAGTATTGCCGGGGCCGTAAGTATTTCCAACGGCTCTTTTAACATTTAATGCTCCGATAGAACTCAAAATTGCGCCCGAGCCAACAGCTCCACCCATGCAATTTCCTGTAATAGTTGCGGTTCCGGTTGATACAGAAACTCCATTAGCCGTAGAATTTGAACCGCCCAATACATTTCCAGTAATGGTTAATGATCCAGTTCCAAAGCTGATCCCAAGACTACCCGCCACTGATCCGCCCGTGACATTTCCTGTTACCGTAATCGATCCGGTGCTAAAGTTAATTATTCCCGAAGCATTGCTTCCAGATCCTCCTGTGACATTTCCTGTGATAGCGATTGTTCCGGTGGTGTTGTTACGCCCCCCTGCAGCCGTGCTTCCAGATCCTCCTGTGACATTTCCTGTGATAGCGATTGTTCCGGTGGTGTTGTTATAGGCTCCATAACACTCTGTGTTTGAACCGCCAGTAACATTCCCGGTAATTGAAAGGGTTCCGGTTGTGTTGTTGAAAACCGCAGTCGATGAGGTCACCGAACCGGAGGTAACATTTCCAATGATAAAACCAGTGCCAGCGCATTGGAGGCAGTTACGCCCTGTCGTAGTGGATTTGTGAGTGACATTGGCCGTGAGCGTGACGCCGCTTGCGAGCGTGAAAATGCCTGTGCCTGCGTTGCTCACTTCATCGCAGGTGGTATTGACATCAATGGTGATGGTGTGGCCGTTGCTGGCGCGGGCTTCGTCTCCGACGCCGGGGACGACGCCGCCTGTCCATGTCGCGCCTGCGTTGAAATTGCCGCTGGCTGCAGAGGTGATGAGAGCCATGGCTTAGAGTCCTTTCGAGATCAAAAGGGTTTGCAGGGCGTTCTGGATCGCAGCGACGGCGGCTTGCTCCGCTGGGTCGGCGACTTCGGAGAGGTGGCCGCGCAGGAAGCCGATGGCTGCGGAGTCGGCGGTTTCAACCGAGGCGGGGGCTTCGTCATTTGCGGGGACGAGGCGCGTGGGGACGAGGCGCATGGCGATGCTGGCGTCTTGCGATCCATCGGCTTTGTAGCTGCCGGTGATGGCGAGGTTGAGCGAGTAGCGGTCGTAGGATTTTCCGTTGATTTCGATGGGGTTGGTAGCTGTCATGGTGGTGGTGGGTTTGAGGTTTTAGCTGTAGGAAAGTGAGGCGCGATTACTCCACGCGCCGGTGGCGGATTGGGTGGCCGTGACCGACCCATCGGCATCGGTGGTGATGCGGGTGATCGTCCAGCCGGTGGATGATTCGGCGGTGCCGGTGGGGGCGGTGCCGTAGTAGTGGTAGGGTTCGTCCCAATCGGCGCGGGCGATGGTGGAACCGCCCTCGGTGAGGGGGACGGGGGACCATGACTCGCCGTCGAAGACGAGGATGTCGCCGGTCTCCGCCCCCTCGCCAGAGAGGCGAGAGGCCGGGATGGTGACGGGTTGGACGACCCAACGCGCTCCCGTCCACTTCCACTTCCGATTGCCGGAAGTGAAGGTGTCGTTGACTGACGGGGTGGATGGAAACGCGAGGGCGGACATGGTTTTTTACTGCTTGTCGATTTCGACCCACGCTCCGTTGTAGGAGAGGTATTCGGTCATATCGGTGGGGTCGATCCAGCGGAGGCCAGCGGTGTGGCTCGGGGCCGTGGTGCTGACGACATCCTTGATCTGCTTGCTGCTTTCGAGGGCGGAGATGTTCGACTGCGCGGTGGAGAGTCCGCCTTCCAAGGAGGAGGCGCGGCCTTCCAGCGAATCGATATCCCCTTCGGCGCTGGTTACCCGACCGGCCAAAGTGCTGGCGGCGGATTCGGCGGCGTCGAGGTCGCTCTGGAGCGTGTTGATTTCGCCCTCCGCCGTGCCGAGGCGGGTGTCGAGGCCGGAAATGTCCGAGGCCAAATCGGCATCGGCGGCTTCCAGCGAGGAAACGGCATTGGCGAGGTTCGTCGAGGCGGCTCCGGCGAGGCTGGAGATGGCTCCGTTGAGGTTGGAATCCGCAGCTTGGAAAGCGGTGACGATTTCCGATAGCGAATCGAGGGCGGTTCCATCGACATTGGAAAGGACATCGTCCACGCGAACGCCGAGCGCGGTGATGTTGCTTTGTGCGGTGGAGAGGCCGGATTGGAGAGAATCAATTTCTCCCTCGGCGGTGCCGACCCGAGTGGTCAAGCTGGTCGCTGCCGACTCGATGGCGGTGATGTCGCTCTCAATCGCGCTGGCGCGGGATTCGAGGGCGGACACGGCTGGGGCCGAGGCCACGCGAGCGTTGGTGTAGTAGAGGTTGTTGGAACCTTCGACAACCGCATCGGTTGTGCGAGGGACGAGTTTCCAAGCGGTGCCGTTGTATTTCCACGAACGGGAACCGACTGTGTGGATGTCGTTAAGGGCTGGTGAGGCCGGGAATGAGATAGCTGCCATGGTGGTGTTTTCTAGTTGTTGGTTGGTTTTTCGACCCACGCGCCTGCGAACCATTCGTAGGTGGTGAGATCAAAAGGAGTGGTCCAACGCTGCCCGGTGTAGGGGTGTGCGGGCGGCGTTTCGGAAAAGGTTGCGGGGAGATCGGCGGCTTGCTGGTAAGTGCTGCCATTCCAGAGAGAGAGTGTGCCGCTATCCTGCGCGAGGTAGATGCGGGCCTCTTTGCCGGGTTGCGGAAAATCGGAGGCAGTCGGGTAGATGACGAGTTGCTTGATGCTGTCATCGGGCAAGACGATCTGGAACTGGGAGAGGTCCAGTTGCTGGGTGATGTTCGATTCGGTAATCGTCGTCATGCGTAGGTGGCGGTCTCCCGGTTGGTCCACGCGACATTGGTCGCCTTGGCGGTGGCAGTGACGGTTCCGTTGGCGGAGAGGGCGGAACGGGTGATGATCCACTTGGCCACGGCGGCGGCGGAGCCAGTGGCGGGGATGTCGGAATTGAGGAGCAGTCCGTAGTAGGAAAAGGTGCCTGCGGTGTTGAGCGCAAAGGAGTGGATGAAGTTGTCGGGGTCGCGCTGGGTCGTGGCCGAGTAAAGTCCGAGAGCGACGACGACGATTTTCGCGCCGTTGGGGATCGCGGTGGCGAAGGTGATCGTGCCAGCACCTTGGTTGACGAGGTAGTCGATTGTCGGTTCCTGCGTGACTCCGTTGATGGCTACGATGACATGGTTCGGGTCGCTCGATTTGAGGCCGGTGACCGGGAAGGTGCGGAGGACGCCGTTGCCGGTCAGTCTTGTCTTGGCCGAGTCGAGCAGGCTTGCTTGAGGGAGACCGAAATTGAGAACGGCGGTGCTGCCTGCGCCGGTGTTGGTGACAAAGGGCGGGGTGGTGCCGGGAACTGCGGTGACATCCCCGACTTGGATGAGGAGCGAAGGGTAGCTGACGCCGCCTGCGGGACCGCCTCCGCTGACCTGCGCGGCATCGACCCCATCGCCGCCATTGCGGGAGGAGACGAGTTTGGAGGACATCCACGCAGGCTTGATGCGGCCCTTGCGCTCGGTGGAGTCCCGGCGCATGGCAGGGCTTTTGCCGAGGAGTTCGGTTTCCTTCGCGAGGAGCGCGGCCTTGTTGGCATCGCCGGTCAGCGGGACGGCGAGCTTGGAGGCAAGGTTGGCCGTGAGTAAGTCTATGAATAAGGAGTCGAAGAGGGTGACCTCGGTCACTTTCTTGACATATTCCAGCGTGATCGCCGTGCCGAGCCAGACATCCCAATCGGTCGTCCAACTGGAGGTGACGCCGGGTTGCTTGGTCGATCCGGCAACCAGGCAGCGGTAAACCGCGCCGTTGTTGGAAACGGCATTGCCGACCTCGTAGGTGCGACCTGTGACCCATGCGGGAGATCCGGAGTCGGCATTGGTGAGGACGAAATTGCCAGCGACCTCCCATGCCGAGTCGCCGGTCGAGTAGTCGTAGTCGTTGACCCGGAAGACGCGCAGGCAGTCGGAGGGAATGGCGTAGCGGTAAGCCCACTTGTATTCCGGGCGCGGGAGGGTTTCGGCCACCGTGGTGGACTTCATCGCCCATGTCCATGACCCGGCGAGGAGGAGGGCATCGCGGACTTGCGGGTAAAGAGACTTGGCGAGGAGGAGAGCGTGGCTGCTGGAAGTGAACTGCTCGCCGGTGCCGATGCGGAGGATCGCTTGGCGGCAAAGTTCGTCTTCGGAAATCGAGACGGCTGGGCGGAATGCCGCCCTGCTCTCAACCGCCGACTTCAGCGCCGGTTGAGAGACTAGGTATTGAAGTTCTTGGAAGAACTGCTCCTTCATTTTTTAGCGGGCATCGCCTGCGGAGAACCCATTTCCAGAAGTTGCGCCAGTTTCATGGCCAAGGTGACGATCAGCACATTGAGGAAGACCGGCGGGTATTTGCTGACATCGGTCACGATGCCGATGGTCTCCACTTGAATGGGCGCGACTTCGTTCGTGTGGATAAAGCCCGAGACGATTTCCCACTTTCCAAAGTTCTCGTCCTCGTCCACGCCATTGATGCGAAGCACCTTGAGTGTGCCGGTGGGCAAAGCGTAGCGTTTGCTGTAGCCGAACGCCGGGGCGGCGGCATCGGCGGTGATGGAAGATTGGATGCGAGCGAACTGCCAATCGTAGTCGGACAGCACCTCGTTGCGGGTCTGATCGTAGAGGCTGGTGGCGAGTGCCATCGGTTCGCCGTAGGGTTTGAACGAATCGGCGCTGCCCACGCGCAAAATGGCTTGGCGGCAGATTTCGGAAACCGTGTTGGCTGCGGTGGTGGCGCGGGGCTTGGCGGATTTCTCGATGAGGATTCGGATGCTGGGGCGCATCATTGTCTCGACGGCGATGGTTGCCATGGCCGAGGCGATGTCGCCCTTTTGCGTAAGCGGCATGGCGATTTTGCTGGCGAGTCTGGCGATCAGCGCCTCGGTGAAAGGCGCAGGGAATTTGGTGACATCGGTCTGCTTGAAAGTGTAGTCGATTTTGACAGGAGACCCGAGGTCGGTGTGAAGGAATCCCCCGACGATTTCCCATTGGCCGAAATTTTCCGAGGAGTCGATGTTTTCAACTCGGATGAGTTGCATAAAATCAGCGGGCAAAGCATAGCGTTTGGTAAATCCTTGGGTCGGCGCGGCGCCATCTGCCGCGATGCTTGCCTGTTTCTTGGCAAACGCCCACGGGACATCGGAAAGAATCTCTTCCAAGGTTTGGTCGTAGAACGAATTGGCAAAGACCATAGGTTGCTTGATCAATGTCTCGGTAGACCCCAGCCGCATGATCGCCTGCTTGGAAATCTGCGTCCGTGTGGATATCGTGTTGGGAGCCATGGAATCGGCGATGGATTCGATTTCGCGTTGCAGGGAGGGACGCACTGCCAGAGCTTCCATTTCTTTCATCGCGGCCTCGGCTTGACCGGCTAATCCCATGGCCATCGCGAGTTTGTAAGCCATGCGAACGACGACCATTTCCTTGAAAATGGCGGGGTAAGTGGTGTCTGTCGCGGGCGCGGCGATGTAATCGATTGCGACAGGCGAGGTGAGGTTGGTGTGAATAAACCCACCCACGACCTCCCATGTTCCAAAGTTCTCGGCGGAATCGATGCCGTTGATTCGCATGATTTTCAACGATCCGGTGGGAACGGGATATCGGAAATCGTAGCCGGTCACTGGGTTGACGGCATCCTTGACGACTCCCCCGGATTGATGCCGCGCAAACCGCCAATCGAATTCCGAAAGGATTTCCAAGATCGTGGGTTGGTAAAACTTGGCGGCAAACACAAACGGTTGGCCTTGGTTTTTGTAGGTTTCGGCATTGCCAACCCGAAGGATCGCTTGGCGAATGAGTTCCGAGGCGGTGGCGGTGAGAGTGCCAGTAAAATTGGCAACGGTCTCGATGGACTCCAGCAAAGCTGGTTTCGCCATGAGGAATTGGAGTTCTTGGAAAAGTGATTCGTATTTCATTTGGATTCAATGATGCCGCACAATTTGAGTGCGAGGGTTGTGGTGAGGAGTTGCACAAAGATCGGGGGATACTTTGCGACATCCGTAATTTTGGTAGTGATGTCCATGATGATGGGGGTCGGTAAGTCGGTGTGGACATGGCCACCGATCACCTCCCATTTGCCGCTATTCTCGCTATCGTCGAGGTTGTTGATTCGCAGAATTTGCCCGGTGCCTGTGGGGATCGCGTAGCGGAAGGCATAGCCCGAGGCCGGGTTGGCGGCATCTTTCGCGACCGAGACTTGCGAGCGGGCAAACGACCACTCGAAATCGGCGAGGAGTTCGTCGCGGGTTTGCTCGTAGAGAGATTGGGCGATGACCATGGGTTCGCCGTAAGGCTTGAAGGCTTCCAATGGGCCGACCCGGAGGATGGCTTGTCGGCAAATCTCGGTCACGGAATTCGCCGCCGAGGTGGTGGTCTTCGGCGCTTGCGTGTTGATGATCAGAGTGCGAAGACCGGGCTTCTGCATGGTCGCGCCAAAGATTTCCGCCATTTGGCCGAACAGGTCTTTGCTGCCGGTCAGCGGCATGGCGAGGAGTCCGGCTAACTTGATCGTCAGTAGCTCAACAAACAACGCCGGGAATTTCGCTGGATCGGTCACGGCGGCGATGTAATCGAGCGCCACCGGGGAAGAGAGGTTGGTGTGGATTTTGTCGGCGATGATTTCCCACACGCCAAAGTTTTCGTTGGAATCCACATTCCCAAAACGAAGCACCCGCAGAAAATCTGTCGGGAGGGTGTATTGCAGCGAGTAGCCGGAAATCGGGGCCGTGCCGCTGGTGAGATTCACTTGCTTGCGGCAGAATTGCCAATCGAACTCGGCTTGGAGTTCCTCGACCGTTTGCGTGTAGAACAGAGAGCAATACTGCGCCTGCGCGGTCGCGTCCGTGAGTGCGGTGATGCGGGAATCACCGAGGCGGGCGAGAGCGAGGTTGCAGATTTGGATGTCTGTCATTGAGGCGCGGTCAGATCACAGATTGAAAAAGTGGGCGGCAGACATTTCCCGGTCTGCCAGCGGGGTGCGGGAATTAGGCTTCGTCGCAGGCGATCTCGACGACCTTCTTCTCTTCCATACGGACAGCACCGAGGCTGGCCACGGAACGGATTTGAAGGGAGTGCGAGAGGTCCGTGCGGACATCCATGTAGGTTTTCAGTCCACGCTCCGCGAGAACGATGCCACTCTTCACATAGGCGAAGCAGGAGCGAACCGTTGAGGCGAGGCCAAGGAGTTGGGTGCGGCGGAATTTGAAACCCATGAAGGTGTTCACATTTCCGTCCACCAAGGCGCGAACCGTGTTGTAGTCGGCGCTGGTCACTTCAGTCGTGCGGAGCAAGTCTTGAAGTTGGCGAGCCGAAACCACAATGATGCGCTCCTCTTCCTCGTCCACTTCAGCGGCGTCGAGAATGAACTTGGCGCGGCGGAGCTTGGCGATGGTGAGGCCGGAATTTACAGCGGTTCCGCTTTCCACCATGTTGACAGCGACCTTTTGGCCAGCAGGCAACGGAACTGCGGTGAGGCCGGTTGTGCCTGTCATGGAATCTCCGCCGAGGGCTGAGATAATGACGGTGTCACAAGTGCGGGCATAAGCTGCACCGTGGGATTGGACGATGGGGCTTGTTGGCAGGACGACTTCGCCGAGCTTGGCCTCGTCCCATTCGTCGAGAAGTTTTGCGGTGTCGTATTCCTTTGTGCGAACCCAGCGTTTGGCGAAGGTTTGATCGGTGATACGGGTTGTCACCGAGCGGTCCACGATTTCAGCCATCGTTGCGGTGTCAATCGTGTTGTAGGATTTCTCCTTACCCTCGATGGAATCCACGGTGACATATTCTTTCAGCCGGGAATTTTTTTGTTGAACGAGGTGTTTCCAGTTCGCGTCGAACTGGGTCGTGTAGTGATTCGGGATAGTGGTCAGAACATTGTTAGCCATTTTGGCCTCCTTGGTTGATTGGGTTGAGTTGGTATCAGTCGAAACTGATGGTTTTTCTGCTCCCTTCGCTTTTCCGAGTGTCCCGTGAGGGGTCAGCGGCGGCGGGTATTAGGGAGCAGGCTCAACGAGGAGGTGTCTGCTCTGACGAAGGAGTGTGTAGCACACTCCGTGGTATCAGTCAAAAATTAGCGGGGCCGAGAATCGAACTCGGGATTCCAGATTATGAAACTGGTGTGATGCCTCTTCACTACCCCGCAGATTTTCATCCCTGCTTGAGCAAGGAGGTGACGAGCGCGGCGGCTTCGCGGTCGCCTTCCATGTATCGCTTGTGCCAAGTGTTGTCGGGGTTGGACATGATGTCCTTGGCGCGGGCCGAGCCGGTCATAAACTCGGTGCCGCCCATTGAGCGACCGATTTTGTCCTCACTCATCATTTGCGCCATGCGAACGAATCCACGCACGACCTCGGGATCACTGAACCCATGCGAGTTCGCATCGACCCCGGCGATCTTCGCGGCCTGCTTGGCAAGTCCGATATTTTTTCCGAAATCATTTCCCCATTCCTTTTGCAGGGTCGCCACGGCCTCGGTGCGTTGCTTCTCGTAGGTCGCTTGGATCGCCTCCAGCTTGAACATCTCGGTCTTCGCGTGTTGCGTGACGAGTTCCTTCATCGCCGAGGGCGGGATTCCGTGCCGGTGAGCGATCTCGGCATAGGGCTTCGCCATGTCGTCACTCCATGTCATCCCCTCGGGGAGTGCCTCGGGAGCGAACTTGTATTCCTCCAACGACTCGGGAACTCCCATGGCGCGGCGGAAGGCGGAGACTTCCTCGGGCGAGGATTTCTCGTTGGGAACGCCGAGCTTTTTCCCGATCAACGCATTCGCGTTCGCGAGCGCCTTCGCCATGTCGGGAACGCTTTTGTATTTCGCGAGCGTGTCCTTGTAGGCGGCGGAATCCTCGGGGAGGTTGTTAGTCCATCCTTCTCCGAAGGTGCCGTCTGGGTTGACCCAGCCGGTTGAGGGTTGCGTGGTGGTGGTGGTCGTCTCCGAAGCGGCGGGCGCTGCGGCGTTGGTGCTGTCGGCTCCTGTGTCGAGCAGACTCTGCTCGGAGGAGGTATCGATGGTGTCTTCCATAAATGGTATCAGTCAAAACTGCGCGTCAGTTTTCGACCGGGTGGTAACCGAGATGGGTCGAGCGTCCGGCGTAGGCTTTCTGAAATTCCTCGGGCGCGTAGTCGCGCAGCCACTCAACGAGGGCGATGGTTTTGTCGCCGAGCATGGGGTCCATTTCGGGGCGTGGCGGGATGTCGTCTTGTTTGGATTTCTTGCTCATTTTTTCACTTTGCGTTTGGGAGTCTCGATGTCGCCGTCTGCGATGACCGGCCTGCGGAGGACCGATTCGATGTGAAGGACGACACCGCGCTGGCCATCGCGAAGGGCGGCGACCACAGGGTTGAAATCGTAACCAGGCAGGAAGACTTGGCTTTCGGTGGCGAACTGCGCCTTGAGGTCGGCGATGACCGCTTGGCCTTCCTTGGTGCTGAACACACGGTGGTAGGCGTTGGTCGTTTTCTGGCGCTCACGCTCGCGGCGAAGGGCGGCGGCTTTGTCCTCGGGAGCCATCACGCTTGTCCCATCATGCCGGGGAGCATCCCGGCGAGAGCGGAATCCTGTTTGACGCTTCCAGCTTTGCCGAGGGCGCTTGCGGCCTGCTCCATCTGCTGCGCCTGCATGGCTTGCTGTTGAGCTTGGGCGCGGGCGGCTCGTTGTTGCGCGACCATTTCCTCCTCCATGAGCCAGCGGGCGGGAAGACCATCGTTCCTCGCCATGTCGCGGCAGATTTCATCGAAGTCGAAATTATCGAGCATGTCGGGCTTGATCTGCACATAGGGCAGAAGCATCTCGCTGGTTCGGATGAAGGCAGCGTTTTCGAGAGACTTGATCGCGAGGGCGATTCGGGAGTTGTAGGCGACATCCGGTTCGGGGATGTAACCGACCATCGTGAGTTGTTGGGGTGGGGGAGGGAACTTGCCAGCGCGAGCGAGGATCGCAAAGACCCGGCGAAGGAGCGGATTGAATAGCTCCGTGGTGAGTCGCGCAAAGGTCGGTGAAAATTGGATCAACTTCTCGCTGGCTCGCTCGGCGACTTCGCGGGCGGTCATCTGTTTTTGCAACTGCGCGAACATCTGGAACAAGTCCACATGGAAGGCTTCGTTGATCGCCTTGCGCTTCTGCTCGGCCCGCTCGACACCGATATCGTAGCGCCCATTGGTTCCCCATTCCCGTGGCGTGGCGTTGGGATTGTTCGGGTCGAAATAGGTCACACCCCCGGCGCGGAGGTCGATGTCGCCATCGAATCCAGCAGGGATCAGAATGCGAGGGAACGCATGAATCTCGGCGAGCGAGTCGAGTTGCTTTTCAAGGAAGTTGAGTTGCTTGCATTCCGGCAGCGCGGTCCACGATGGCGAGTAGCCATAGCACTCCGAGTTCTTCCACTTGAGGTAGCGGGTGACGAAGAACGGTTGCTCATCGAAGCCAGAGGACAAAAAGACATGCTTGCTCGCCTTGTCCACATACACGCTGGCATAGGGTTTGTTCTCGGCGTCTCGCTTGCCTTGCTCGATCTCGCCCGGGCCGCGAGGGGCGATGAGATGGACACAGGAAAATTTGCGGTTGGAGTTGGGCTTCTCCAGTTCCTTCTTCATCGAGTCGGTGAGGTTCTCGACGCCGAACTTGAGCGCAGCCTGCCGTGCCGTCATCTCGTATTCGCGGGAGAGTGTATCGACATAGCCCTCGTCGTCCTCGGAGATCGCAAACGATCCGAGATCGAGCTTGGTGAAGTTGAGAGAATTGTTCTTCCCGGCTTCCACCAAGATCGCCGCCGTGCCGAACGCGCCACGGTCGAGATAGAGTTCGTGGATTTCGGTGTAGAAATTCGACCGGCTGAGTTCGGCCTGCATGACCTCGGTGCAGCGTTTGAACCATTGCTCGATCTCGTCCTCGCTCTCCATCGCCTTCGGCGGCTCCAGCGAAAACCACCGGCTTTCGAGCGGCGTCATCCACGAAAGTTGGCCATTGGCCAAAATCATGTTTGCCCGCACGGCGGTGGCGTCGAAGAGTTGCGCCTCGTCTTCGGTGGATGGCGAGGTCGTCTGCGTAAACATCGTCGCCTTGCGCGGCATCACATACTTCGCGATGTCTTCCCAGAGAGATTCCCATGTCGCCCGCTGATGCACTAGTTCCGCATGGCGCTGCAAAACCTTGTCGGCGAGTTCGGGATTTTTTCCGGTCATTTGGTATCAGTCAAAACTGAATCAACCGAGGGTCGAGTAGCCGGTCGTCATGGGAGCCTGCGAGGATTCCCCGGCGAGGATGGATTTCCGCATTCCCTTGCGACGAGCGGTCTCTGCCGCCATGTCGGCCTGCGGGTTGCCGGGGTCAACCTGCGCTCCGGGCGCGGGCTTGTTGGCTTCCATCTGGCGGAGCATTTCCTCCTGCTGGCGTTTTTGCTCCTCAAACTGCTGGCGTTGCATTTCCATCTGCTGGCGCTGCGCGGCGGCTTGCTGCGCGGCGGCTTGCTGCATCTGCTGTTGCTGCTGTTGCGCGGCCTGCTTCTCTTGCTTGCTTGGTCCTTTGCTTCCTCCTCCGAACCAAGCTAGGCAGGGAGAGAGGATGGGGTTGATTTCGTGGTCAGTAAGTCGCATCGCTTTTGGAGTTTTTGGGTTTCGTAAACTCGGAGCGGGCGGTCTCGCCGACTCCATGCGATGTAGGGGAGACGATACGGAGCAAAGTTGCAAGGGTTATTTTGACTGATACCACTATATATAGTGATCAGCCAGCAGTTCTGACACAACCTGTGGTATGCGTGAGCCGCATCGCGCCAGCGTTCCTCGGCGTCAAAAATATCCACCGGGCGGGCGAGCATGAAGAAGTCCTCGGTGTTGATGACCACGCCATTCCATGCGGTCAATTCCACCTCCTCGGCGAAGGATCGCGGCTGCGGGTAGCGCCGGTAGAGATCGAGGATTTGGAGTTCCAGTTCGCGATTCACCGTCGCACCTTTCCGAATCCACCGCCTCGGAATCCTGCCATGACTCGGGTTGCTTCGTGCCGCTCGGCTTTCCGTGGGATTGCGGAGCGGTCGATCACCATCCCGCGCTTGATAGCCTGGTGCGAGAGACTGAACGCATCGCAGAAGTGACTGCTCCAATCATGCACCGGCACATCTTTGATCGTCACCCCATCGCGTTCTTCTTTGGAATGGTAGGCGTCGAGCGCCTCGATGCCGTCCGCGCACCCGGCCTCGTTCATCGAGATGCGCGGGAACGCATCATTCGCCAAGTTGATCCCGTCCCATACCGAGTTCTGCCTTGGCACCGGCACCACGCCGGTTAGCCCGCTGCGAGCGAGCGCCTCCTGCCAGAGTCCTCCCACTTCCGCTGCGGCGTCATGCGGGATGTAATGCCCCCCGTAGGCATACTGCCGGTCCTTGAGCCGCGCCGCCCAATCCGCAGGCGTCTTGCATTCATCGGACCCGGAAAGGGATTCCAGATAGTTGATGCGGTCGCCCACCATCTGCCAAATCCACACCTTCTGGTTGAGCGGAGCGCCCACATCCCAGCTTGTGTATGTCGGGAGTTCCTTGAACCACAGGATGTCATTTGTGACCCGTTTCTCGGCTCGCGCCTTTTCGAGTGAGCGAACATAGATCGCGCCCGGGCGACCGATGTTGAAGCTGCACTCGTATTCCTGCTGGTAGGCATTTTCCGTGGTCCCACGCCGGATGTCGGTGAGTTCCTCCTCGGGAATGATGTGGCTCTCGCTCGCCTTGAGCATGAGCGTGAACCACTCGTTGTCCGCACACGCACGGTTCCACATTTTCCAGAAAATGTTTCGCCCTTTCGGCGTTCCCACCCATGTTGCCCAGCCTTGGTAGTCGGTGAGTGTGGGTCGGATGACATTGTCCCATGCCGCTGGGTCGAGGTCGGCGGCCTCGTCCATGACCACGCCATCGAGATAGATTCCGCGCAGGCGCTCGTAGGCTTCGCCCGAGTAAAGCCGGATCGTGGCCTCGTTGTGGAAGGTGATCGCGAGATCGGCCTTGTTGATCACCACCCCGGGGATTTGGCTAGTGAACTGAACGAGGTATTTCCACGCGATGTCCTTCGCCTGCTCGCGGGTCGGAGCCACATAGGCGTAGCGGAGGGGCGGTCCGCTGCGCTTGTGCGAGAGCGCCTTGGCGATCAAGTCTTGGATGCACACAAACGACTTCCCGGCGCGGCGGTGCAGCACCATCACCGACCAGCGTTGCGTCCGGTGCAGGTAGCTCGCCAACTGCGGGCGCGGGATGATGTCGATGTTAATGGCCACCGATGCGGATGTTGATGTCCATGGCCCCGGCCACCTCGATCTTTTCCGGCTCGTTCCATCCCATCGCCTTGGCCAGCATCTCACCATACTTCGCGCAGGTCGCCGATTCCGGCGGCATTTCCATGAACCGCTCGCGGAGTGTTTCGAGGTAGGTCTCGCGTTTGTAGGTGAGTTTCGCCTCGGATTTGGCACGGAGTTCCTCCACTCGCTTGCTGATTTCAACATTTTTCAACAATCGCTCGCCTCCCTGTCCGGCTCCCTTTTCCGAGTAACCGGCGCGGATGTAGGCTTGGGTGAGCGACAATCCGCTCGCGACCCCTTGGCAAAAAGCCTCTTGTTTCGGGTTCAATTTCATAGGGTTGATGGTATCAGTCAAAATTGATCTTGACAAGTATTGGGAATCTCCCCCTCATACTCCCCCTGTATTGCTATTTCGATCTGGGTCATTTCTTCTTTCTTGGTTTTGACTTTGCTTTGGACAAAGAGGATTTCGACACTTTCTGGATCGTCGTCCGGGATGAGTTTCGCGTAGCGCAACTGGTCGATGAGTGGCTTGCATCCGCCTGCGAAGTTGTCTGCATCAAGTAAGCGAACGGATTTTCTTTCAATGCGGAGTCGAGTGCGCGGCGGGCGCGGACTTTCTCCTTTTGGAGTGTCGTCCAGTGCTGGCCGAGGAGCCGGTTGAGGCTGGGCGTGAGGTATCCCCGCAGTTGAAGAGTGAGTGAACACTCCCGGGCTGGATTCGGTGTATCCGAGTTGTCTGAGTTGCTCATGTGTCCAGTTCATTTTGATTCCACCGTCATTGTTTTGATCCATCCGCCAATTTCTAAATGAATTGCGTCCAAAGCAGACTGCGCGTGTTTCAGTAAATATCTCGCCTCGTTGCGTTCGCGTTCTAGTTTGCGACAAAAATCCGCATGGCACACGGCAATCAACAACTCTTCCGAGTTGTCAGTCCAGCAATGGAAATCCGTCTCTGGTGTATCACTCATCGTTTTTTTCGCTCCCGTAGCATCTTGATAATTTCGGGGTATTTCGCCGGGTAGAATGCCGCATCTTTGATTTTGTCCGCAGGTAAATCCATCGTGGAGCAGACTTGCTTGAACGCTCGGTTTTTGAAGAAATGCCGAGCCGACCGCCGAGCCTCCACCATGATTGCCCTTTGGTGTTTGGATTTGTATCTTTTGCGGTTCCAGATGTCCTCGACCGCCTGCAAGATGATGTTGCAGGCTAAGTCTCGGACCCCTTCGAGATGGTAGTCTTTAGAAGGGGATTTCGTCACTTTCAGTGGTTGCTGGTCGTGGGGTTGTTTTTTCGGTTTTCTCGACATGCTTGGCGTTGCCGAGGATGGGCAGTTGGAGACCGTCTTCACGCTCGGCCTTGGAGACCGATTGTTTGACCATGTAGTCGCCGAACTGACCGTCCGGGGTGTCGATGAGGATGAGGTCGGCAAAGACCGCCTCCTTGCCGTTCTTGCGGGTGATCCGCTTGAAGCGGGCTTTGTCGAGTTGGGTTACATCAATGCTTAATGTGATCATGGTTGGTTTTGTATTGGTTGTTCGTCTGGTGGGAGAGTGTTCAAAAAGGCGACCGCCTTGCCGGACCCAGCGACCTCCGCTGCGCTCACGCAGTTGTCGGAAATCACCCCGTGGTCTTGCAGGATGTTCATCACCTCGGTTTCGTTGAGCCGATGCGCCTCGATGTAGTGTTCTAGTGTGTTCATATGGTATCAGTCAAAACTTTGTAGCTCATATCCAAATGCGTCTTTCATCAAGGCATTCTGTGACGCCCTCAATTTTACGAATTTCAACAAGCGCCCCTTTAAGATTGATGCGCTCATGCTCCCATAGCCAAAACAATTCACCAAATAAATCAGCTATGGCTTTTACTTGAGTAAATGCCTTGGCATCGCCGCCAACGCAAATCCAGCATGGATATTTTACACATTCGTTTTTTGCTGGGTGTTTTTCATCAGCAACTAAAACATCTCCAGTTTCTTCGTTCCAATATAGTCTTGCTTTTTTTATTGGTATTTTTTGACTCATGTATTGATAATTTTCGTAAACTCCGATAACCGCCGGAGGATCGGCTCGCCACGATCTGACGAGAGCATTTTTCTAAGGTCGCCCTTGGCGGCGTTGGCCGTCCAGATCACCGGCAGTTCATGGGAGGATCGGTGTTCCAGCAAATCGAAGAGTTCCAACTCGCTGCGCTCGGTCATCTTCTGCTTGCCGAGGTCATCGAGCAGCAGCACCTTCGTCCGGCGGCAACGGGTCAGCGTGTCCTCGGCGAGCGCCTTGGCCTGCGGATTGTCGTGCCACTGGTCGGCGCAGGCTTTCGCAAATCCCGTGGAGGTGATGCCAAAGACTCGCAAGTTCTCAAAATGCAGGCGCTTCAGCAGTATCCACGCCGCCCGCGTCTTCCCGCAACCCGCAGGACCGACGAGACCGAGTCCAACCGGATTAAAGCGCCATGCCTCGCATTCGCGCAGGAAGGCCGCAGGAATGCGTCCGAGGTCGCTTTCGCGGTAGAGTGGAGGACAGAGGGCATTGAACGCCTCCTGCCGCCTCTCCTGCTCCTCTGCGGCCTGCTCCTGCTTCAGCCTTTCGATTCTTTCGAGATCGCACTCGTCGCAGAGGATTTTGATGTTCGGAAAAATCCGCAGCAGATCATCGCCCGGAACCGGCACCGAGTTGTAGCACGACTCGCTCGCGCAGCATTGGACCGTGGCTACCATTGTTCGACCTCCTCGACTTTGGCTGGCGCGAGCGCCGGTTCCACCTTGTTCAGCCAGTTGATGACAAACTGACGGGTCTTCTTGCGTCCGGGGCGGGCGAGGAGCCATGCGTCCATCTTGCGGGACTCCGCATCGACATCGATGCCCGGATAATGCCGCCGCATCTCCGCCCAGAACTCCTCATCGAGAAGGTAGGCGTTGCTTTGAGGAGCGGAGCGACCTACTTCCTTTCCTTTCCCTTCCATTACATTCCTTTCCTTTCCTTTCCGTTCGAGGTCAGCTTCGCCATCCTGTGAACCACCTGCTTCACCTTGTGGTTGAACCTTAGCTTCAAGCTGAGCTTCAAGCTGAGCTTCAAGCTGAGCTTCGCGTCGTGCTTCACCACTTGCTTGACCACCACGCGAAGCAAATTGCCGTTTTGCTTGAACCTCTGCTTCCTTCGCAACCGGATAGTAGGCAACGCGTAGATCATTCCCGCGCCACGCCCAAAGTTGGGCTTGTGCGGAAACCTCGCTGGCCAACACTCCGCAGGTCATTTGCCATTGCCGGTCTTTCCACTCCCGGCAACCCTTAATGACTCCGCCGTTTTCTTGGTCGGAGCAGTAAGCCAGAAGCGACAACCATGTCGCCCGCTCGACCGGTTCCGCCCCGACAAATGCCGGGGATCGGAGGTTCGCGATCTCGATATTGAGCCACCTCATTTCATGCCTTCCTTTCAAACATGGCGATTGGCCTCATGTGAGCGCGGGAGGAAGACATGTAGCCCACCTTCTGCCATGCTTTTGACTTGAAGATCGCACCCATGACTCGCGGGTCGATGTTTGCAGGAGGTGGACACATCTCGCGAACATCGTTGACCGTGATGACGCCCCTCTGATTGGCGAGGGATTCCGCTGCGAGTCGGGCCTCGGCGAGGTAGTCCTCACGGGTTGTCTCAAACAGGTCCATGACGGTTTGGAGATCGTTCATTTCAGCGCCCTCGCTTTCTTTGGCTTGTCCTCGACGAGCTTCACGATGTCGGCCTTGCGTTGCGCGTTCTCCTCCCTCACCGGCATTCGCATTTTCTCATGCCATTCGCGGAACGCTTTGCCACCCATGTCGCCACCCATCGCCGCGACCAAGTCATCGAGGCCCGACTTCCCAGCCACCGCCGCCGAGACAATGGCCAGCCGGTCGAAATACTCGCTGCCGCTTTGGTGCTGGAGTTTCCAACCGGGAACCTCCCCATTGGCCGCGAGGAGTTCCTTCGCCGCATCCTTGATCGGCTTGAGGAGTTCCTTCTCAAAGATCGACGCCGCCTTGAGGAATTTCCCCAGCCGATCCGGGTCGGCCAGAATCCCCTGCCGGACATCGGCCAGCGAAACCGACGACTCAACGGTCGCCAGCGTTTGAACGACCGGCTCGACAACCTGTGGGCATCGGTCTTTTTTGAGGCACCATGAGCAATACTCATTAGCGCAGGGCTGGCGGTTGGGATCGGTCGCCGAGGCCACGATCCCCTTCACCCATGCATCGGCTTCCTCGTAGGTGTAGCGGTAGTGAACGACCTCGCGCTGGTCGCAGAATAGCAACACACATTCCCACTCTTTAGCAAAAGTGCGGTCCATGTTTCCGAGGGCGTAAGCCGCCTGCTGCTTGTGATAACTGCGTGGCTGGCCCGACTTGAGGTCCATGCTCAAGGATTTCGCATTCACCCGCGAATCCTCTGTTCCTTCATGGGAAAGGTGCGGAGTAGTCACTTTGAGGAGCGCCTCGTCAGCGATGATTTCATGTCCTTCGGCCAATTCCTTGGCCGTTGTGACCGCCCACAGCACCGCATCCTGCTCGTCGTCAGAGAGCGAGAGGAACGGCTGGCGCTCCCCCATGAGAAGACCCCGGTAAGCCACATCCATCCGAGTCCCACGCTCCGCCGCAGGGCCGGAGACGGGGTTGCTTTCAAAACAAGGACACAAGTCGAGCTTGTCGAGAGCGGAGTGCCGGATCATGCGACCTCCTTCAAAACGGCCTCGATGAATCGTGGCGTGTTCGACAGCACTCGGTTGCGGTAGCCCTCATCCGCGATGTCGCGGAATGTCTGGCCCTCAGTGATCTGGCCTTTGGCAATGAGGAAGGCGTTGACCTTTGCCTCATGCTCGAAAATGCGCTTTTCCAATTCGTCCGCCCAATTTGGGGTTTCCGATGGAATTGCCTCGGTATCAGCCGAAACCGCCACGGCCTCGACCTCGATCAGCTTCGGTGCTTCCGCCACCGGTTTCTCCACCCGCACCTTTTCAAAAGCCACCGTGTTCTTGGCGATGTCGCGGGCCTCGTCCTCATCGGTGATGCCGGAGATTCCAAAAGCCACACGCACGGCCTCCTTCACCGCCTTGTGCCGAAGCATCCGGCGAGGGAATTGTTTCCACGGCTCCGTGGGACGGTAGCATTCCGCAAAATACTCGGTCACCTTGGTCGCGTGGGTGCGATCCTTGCGGTAGACCACCGCCGTGACCGATGCCGGTTTGCCGTCCGGGCCATCCTCAAACAAAAACTCGATGCCGTCGAATTGCGGCTGCGAGTTAAGGATGTGTAGCCACCCGTCCACCGAGACGACCGGCGTGATTCCTCCCTTGCTTGGGAAGGCGTAGATTTGCTTGGTCAGTGGGTCTAACCCGTAGCGGTTGCTCACGGCAACCAAGGCCAGCATTTCTTCGTTGCTCGCGCCCTTGAAGCAAGTTGCCTTGAGGGTGTCGAGGAGTTTGGAGGGGTCTACGGACAAGCGGTCGGCCATGATGCCAAGCGCCGTTGCCCGAGGTTGTTTGACTTCGATCTGTGTTTCTGTATTTTTCATTTAGTTATTACTGCGTTCTTGTGGTTTTGACTTGGCCCCGTCGGATTGCCGTCCTTCGGGGTCGTTTTCTTGTGGTGAGGAGGTTAGTCCTCGAAATCTTCCCATTCCGCCCATCGCCTGCGGCGTTCCTCGAAACGGCGCATGCGGATAAACATATTTCGCTGCCCGCAGTGGTAGCTCGCGAGGCAGGAGCCAAGGGTGAGGATGGCGAGGGCGATGGCGAATCCTGCACTCATCGGGCCAACCTCCATGCACAAACCCCGAGGATGACGACCGGCGATACCATCCAGAGGAAATCGAAAGCGTAATCTAGGCAGCGGAGAATCGTGTCCATTAGGAAGCCCTCCGGGTGTTGAGCGATGCACGGCGCTTGTCCGCATACCATTTTTCAATCGAAGGCCGCAGGATGCGCCACCCGCCACGGTCGCCACGGGGTTTCTCCGCCGTGAACATCCCCTTGTTGCAGAACTGCCGAATCGTCCACGGAGCGTAGCCGGTCATTAACGCCGCCTCCTCCACCGTCATAAGAAGGTTCGCGCTCACGCCGCCTTCCTCGCTTTCTTTGTGAGAGTTTTCTGCGCCTTATTGGCGGGGGTGTCTGACACCCTGTCCAAAAAAATAGTCGCCGCTTCCCTCATAATAAAAGCCAGAGACCGGCGCTCGGTTTTAGCGATCTCCGCCAGTTGATCCCTCATGGCGCGTTCAATTGGAAAAGTGATTTTTGTCATCGTGGTTTTTTGGTTTTGGTTTGTTTTTTCTCTTTCATGTAGGAGTCGCACATGAGCTTCATGGCCGCGACACGGTCGATGCCTTGTTCCTTTGCGAACTCCTCAATTCTTGCCAGCAAGGTGTCCTCTATAGGCACCGTTACCCGGACTTTGTTTGCTGCTCGTTTGTCAGGCATGGAAGAACAATAAGTCTGGTGTCTGACACCCGCCAAGCATTTTTTTTATTTTTTTCCAATAAGGTGAAACCCTACCCAATAAAAACACTTGACAACCGCATGGGCAAAGGCTCCGCAGGCAAAAATAAATTTTCACCCGCTTAAACAGACGCTCCGCAGGCGAGGGGACTTGACCAGCGCCCCAAATCAAAACCATCCACCCGACCGCCAACCCGCATGAATGCTGGCTGTGTGCGGGATATTATTTCACCGCAGAAAAACTAAAATAGATCACGGCAACCCCTAAAACTACCATGCAGAAAATGTAAATTCCGAACCATGTTTTGTTCCACCAATTACCAGCTGGCGCGTATTCGCCCATGAATAAGCAAGACGCCACAAAGAGACACAACCAACCGGAAACAATGAAGACGCTCATCGCTTCACCTTCTTCGCCTTGTTCTCCATCACCCGCGCAATCACCTTCTCGCGGTTCCGTTGATACCAATCCGCTTTGCGATCCTTCTCCGCCTCCTTGAATTTCTCATCGGTGCGGTAGCGATTCGCATATTGCTTCGCCATGAATTTCCGCTGCGTTTTTTTGTTGGCGTAGGGCATAGGTCAAATCCTCCAGAACGCCTTCCAATCGGCCCGAACGGCGGGAACCGCATAGACCCGCTGCACCATCGCGGGCGAGGTGTGACCCATCTGGTAAGCGGTCAAACCGGCATTCCCGCAGCGCCCGAGGTGATAGGTCGCGAACGAATGCCGCAGCGCATTCTCTGGCCAGCCCTCCCAGCCAAGAGCAAGTGCCACGCGCCGCCGCGCCTCATGCAACGCCTCCAGCGATCCTTTCACGATCACGCCTTTCTTCCCTTTGAAAAATTCCCGCCGTTTCACCAGCGGCTCGGTCATATCCACGACCCGCTCCAGCATTCCCGTGGTCTGCTTGGAGACCTCGGGCCGAATATGGATTTGCTTCGATTTGAAATCCACATCCTCCCAATTCATCCGCGCCACCTCGATGGTCCGCAGGCCCGCGAACCCGCCAAGCAAGAGCAACGCACGAATCTCGTCCGGCATCGGAGCTTTCAGCAATTCCTTCATTTGCGAAGCCGTCAAAATGTTCCGCGCCGGTGTCGCCTTCGGAGACCGCATCCCCTCGACCGGAGACCGCTCGATGAACCTCATCCTCGCAGCCCATCGGAAAAACATTCGGGCATAACGAAACCACATCGCCCTAGTGGTCGGGGAATCCGAGGTCTGGTTGATCCATCTCGTCAGCGCCACCGGCTCAATGGCAGTCAACGGACCCGACCATTTCGAGTTCAGTTCCCGGCACAACATCTCGACTTTCGCAAAATGCGACTTCGATTTCGTCGCGTTCTCCGCCGTGAACATCCGGGTCGCCACCGCCACCGACATCCCGCCCTCTTCGGTCCTCACGCCTTCGCGCCCCTTCTCGCGCAACACATCCACCAACCGCGCCCCCTCCGAATGCGCCTCCAACTCCGTCTCAAAAAACATCCGTTTCCGATCCCCGAAATGGGATGCTTTGAGATCAAGCACCCATCGATTTCGCGAATCTTCAAACCGCACCGCATAGGGGTTGTGTTTCATTCTGTTGCTTGGTGTTTTGGCAGTCAGTGCCAACTAGTGCCAAAAACATCCCCTCAAAAGCAAAACCACGCAACAGAAAAAAACACGAAGCAAAAGATGAGGGAGGTCTGTAGACCCGCTTGGGAAAAGGCTCCAGAGGCTTTACTGGAGGAGCGGAAGGGGCGGGATTCGAACCCGCGGTAGCTTGCGCTACGTTCGATTTCGAGTCGAGAAACGGCTACTGACTACGAACGACTTACAGGCGCAGTGCCAGAAAGTGCCAAGACAGGGCGGATTCGGATGAAATTCCGGGCGATTGTCTTCTGGCGGGCTTTGCGCCAGACCCCGTCACCGGACTCGGAGTCGCGGTCGCCTCGGCCATTGGTGTTTCCTTCGATGGTGATGATCTGGTGGCCGGAATCGGACTCGACGATTCCGACATGCGAGAAGTCGAAGACGACAATGTCGCCGGGTTGGGCGAGGTCGCGGTCGTGGAGGATGACTGAGGTCTTGGGGCGAGCCTTCGCCCAGCCGATGAAACCGTAGGCGAGCGCGGTCTTTGGTCGCCACTCTTCCGGCGTTGAGGATTGGAGGTTGAGCCAGTCGCGGACGCCGGGGCGGGCGAGCCACTCGCGGATGCACCAATCAACGAACGCAGCACACCATGGCCATGAGGCGGGCTTGAGGTCGGTGGCCCGCTGGTAGTCGCGGATTTTGGATCCGTTGTTGTTGCCGCCTTCCTCGCGGATTCCGACTTCGGCGGCGGCGATTTCGGCGAGGAGTTTGGTCATTTGTCTTTGAGGGCTTTTACCTCGCCGAATTTCGACCAGGCATAGGACAGGTTGTCGTCTTTCGGGAGATCGGGGTTTTGCACCGGCATGTATTTGACGGAGACGCTGAGTTGCAGGTTGCCCATCTCGCCGACTCGGTCGCCGAACGGCGGGACCGGGATGCTCACGCAGGAGGTCAAGAATGCGAGGGCGAGGAAAATCCAGCCCAGCATGATCATCCCTGCGGCGATCCGGCCCGGGGTCATTTTTCTTTGCGAAGCAGATTGATCAACCCAACTGCGGATAAACCAACCGCCAAGATTCCCTCTTGAAGTTGGGGTTCCAGACGCAAACCGCAGGCGGTCAAAATTAAAATTAAGCCTCTCCAAGAACTTTGCTCCTGCGCCCTGTTTAAAATGTAGGTGATGAGGTTTTTCATGGTTGGATGGTATCAGTCAAAACAGGCGAGTCAAAAATCACTCCTCGGTGGTGGCGTTTTGGTAGAGGCCGAGCGCAGGCTTGACCATGTTGAGGAGGACGGCGGGCGCGGCCATGGTTGGCGTGACTGCCATCGAGCGGAAGATGTTGTTCCATTGTTTGAGCATAGCTTCTGGGTCGCTGAAGTTGAAGGCGTCATCGAGGTTTGAACCGGCGCGTATTGCCGACTCGGCGGTGTTGAGGAGCGGGTTCTGCGACGAGGTGAAATACCCTTGGCCGGTGAGCTTGGAGAGGGCGACCTCGGCCACTGATCCTGCGAAGAAGAATCCTTGGAATGGGGCGAGGAGCATGGCTTTTGCAAAGCCGCCGATGCCCCAGATTTCCTCGTCGTCGTCATCTGAAAAGGTGTCTTTGAATGCGCTGGAAATGACATGGGAGACGAGCGCCATGAGTTCCACGGCGACGATGCGGCGGATGTGTTCGCTGGCGTTGCCTCGCCCGGTAGCCAGCCCGCGAGCGGCATCTGCGAGGATGGCGGTCTTGAGGCGCGGGTCGGACATGAAAAGGAAAAAGGTTTTTGCAAAAACATTCCCGTTGTTTTCGATGATGCTTTTCTGGCCGAAGCTGACCGGCTGCGCGAAGCGATAGATGGCCTCGCTGGCGGCATTGAGTGCGGCTTGCTTGGCGAGGTTCTCCGGCATGCCTGCGTCGAGGGCGTCATTGAGGTTGGCCCTGTAGACGATGGCGCTGGAGATCGAGGTTCCTGCGGAGTCGAGCCAGTTGATCGGGGTCATCGATGCCTCGGCGATCTTTGCGGCGAAGTTCGGTTTGCCTGCGTAGCGGGAGAAAAGGAAACGCGCCTCGGCGGTTGCGCCTCCTTGGAGTCGGTTCTGGATAGCATCGGATTCCCAGACGGTCTGGATGTCTTCGATGATGTTGCCGGGTTGTGAGATCGCCGAGGCGATCTGCTTCATGTCGAGCGAGAGGCCGAAGCGGATTGAGTTCTCAAGCTGCATGGCGAGCGTCTTAAGGTTAAATCCGAGCGAGGCGACTGCTTTGCCGGAGATGGCTGTGCCGATGACATTGTTGAGCCATGCGGATTCGCGGGCCTTGTTGCCTCCTCGTTGCTCCAGTTGGTCTGCCCAGAGTTCGGCGCTTTTGAGGACGGCATCTCCGTGCTTTTGCTTGAGGGATTCGCGGACATCCGGTGAGGAGAGCAATGCGCGGAATTCGCGGGCGAGTTCGGCGAAGTGGACCCAGTGCGCTTGCTGGGCGATGTGGCCTTGCGCCACGGTGAGAGCATCCTCCGGCGCGATTTTGGCCGAGTGGGTGACACGGGATTTTGCAAAGCTGGGTGTCGTGCCAGTAGCTGTGGGCGACCCATCGAGGCCGATGTCTTTTGAATCTTTGGCGTTGAGGAAACGGGTGGGCGCGTAGTTTTTGACCTGCGGCATGGTCATTCCGAACATCCGAGAGTAGACCGGATTCACGATGCCTGCACCTTTGCCGTAGAGGCTTTGCAGGTAGCTGACAACGGATCGGGAGACGGGGTCGTTGACGAGAGCCTTGAGGTCGGTGGCGCTTTCATCGGTCCATCCTTCCTTTCGCATCTTGATTTGAACATCCGGTTGACTCCATGAGAGCAGGAGTTGGATGGCCTTGGCGCGGGACATATCGAGCTTCACATCCTCGCCACGGAAGATGACTCGCTTGATCGTGACATATTCTTTTTGCGTGTCCGCCGGGAGTGCGGCGAGTTCGTTGCGGAGCGTCTCGATATCGGCATCGGTGAGCTTGCTGCGGTCTGCCTCGCCGGTGACGATCTTTTGAGCGAGTTCGATGGCGATGCGCTCGTCCTTCACTTTGCGGCCTTCAAGGTAGGCTACGGCATTTTTCTGATCTCCTTTGAGCCAGAGCATGGCATCGCCTGCTGACATGTTGGCGGCTTTCGCGCCTTCCCGGACGGCATCAAGGATGCCTTTGCCATCGCGGATTTCTGCGGATTGCGCGGCCATGTCGGCTTTGCGGAGACGCACGGAGAAGTTCGCGGCGATCTCCGGCGGGAGCATGGCGGTGACGAACTGCTCGAAACTGGCGTGGTCGAGAAGGTAGTTGTTCCCGACCTCGGTGATGCGTTGCATGAGTCCCTTGTCGGCGAAGCGTTTTTTGGCTGTGCCTTTGCCGAGCCATTCGATGGTCGATGCGGCACGCGCCCTCTGCTCGTCGATGCGGGCCTGCTCCTTGATCCGCCACGCTTCGCGTCCCATTTGCAGTTGACCTTTGAGCCAGTCGAGACCCTGTGCGAGCGTTTCGGAGGATCGGTTGTCGAGGTCGCCAAAGGTGTTGAGGATCGACCACTCTTCGGAGAGAGCGGAGATGTCCTCGGCGGTGGCATCCGGGTTGGCCAGCGCGGCCTCGATCTCGGCCATGCGCTTGGGCGTGGCCTCGTCATCGAGGAGTGTGGCGCGTTGGACCATGTCGGCGAATTTCTGCGTCTCGGCTCCGAGCGTGGATGTGCGGACTCCGTTGTCACCGGCCTTCGGGCGGGATTGCTTGACGGCTTTGGCAATGGCCTCGGTGTATTCGCGCACCAGCACCTTTTCGAGTTCGGTGTCGATTTTCTTGATCCGGTCGCGGAAGAAGTCGGCGAGGGCTTTGTCCGCTCGCTTGCTGGCGAGGTTTTCCTTGGCCGTGTAGCCTGGTGGTAGCGAGACCTGCTTGCCTGCTTGGCCGATGTTTTGGCCTTCCTTCATCCATGCGCTGATGATCGCGCCGTCCATGTTTTTGGCTTCGGAGACTTTTACTCCGTCCTTGAAGACATCCATCGGAGCGATGTTGGCGAGGACGGTGTAGCCGCCCACGCGCCCACGCACTTCGGGCGGGAGGACTTGAAGGATCGCGTCGAGTTCGCCGAATCCTTGCAGGAGTTGGGTGCGGCGGATTTGCGTCTCGTCGGAGCCGGTGTCGGCCATCGCGCCGAGTTCGTCGGAATTCCAAGCCATGACCTTGGAGAATTTCTGCTTGGCCCGCTGGTAGACTTTGAGCCGCTCGTCCGGGCCTCGGTTCATGCCGCCGAGCGCCTTGTTCACCCGGTCGATCTCCGACTGCGAGGCGATGGAGTAGTTCGAGGTTCCGCCCTTGACTTTATTTATTAGTGCCTCGATACTGACATTGGAGTCAGAGTTGAAGGGCAAGTTGTCTTCGGACAACCTACTGGCGTTAGTCAGCGGCAAGCCCATGTCCTCTGACTCTATTTTTTGTCCAAGATTAAATTCGTAAAAGACTCCGCTGTTTTCAGCGTATTCCAACGGCTCCCTTATTGTAAAATGCGAGGCATAGACATCTCCTCCAATTGAAACAGGAATAGCAAACCGACGAAACAACCTTGTTCCCTTGTAAGTCTTTTTGTTTTTGTCTGGTTCTGAAATATCTACGGGGACACCGCTCAAAACAATTTTTTCAGCTTCAAGCATGGGAGCGGCTTGAGTTGGCGTTCTGGCTTTGGAAACTGATTCCGCCCTACTTTCTGCCGTAAATTTAACCTCGGTTCCTGTTCGCTCGACGATTATTGTCTTTCCTTGCAATGAGTCCGCAATCATTTGGCGGATGTATTTGCGAAGATTTTTTATGTCTGAAGGGACATTCGGAGCGGGGAAGTTTATTGCAATTGGAGTTACGGAATCCGTGGATTCCCCAATGCTGTAGTTGGTCGCGCCGGGTTGTTGTTCAGCAATCAACGCATTTATGTGGTTGCCTTTTGCATTGATGGATCGAACGACAGCGGGAATGCTATTCATGCCAAGTTGCTTGGCAGCGGCAAGCCGATGATGCCCGTCACTTAACATAAGCGTGCCGTCAGCAAACAAGCTAACCTCAATAGGTTTCTCAAAACTCATGTTTGAAGCCACATCTGGCGACACTTTTGCAACTTCATACATGTCCCGGCGGGATACTTTGTTCGGGTTTACACTCGAAATCTCTGGAACAATTTGGTTGTATTTTTCTTCGTTAGAATAGTTTTTCCCGATGCTGTAGTTGATGTTCGCCGAGGTCGGGTCGAAGGTGCCACGGTTGCCGGTGGCGGATTTGACCTGCGTTTCGTTGAATGGAATCCAGACTTCGTGCTGCACTCCGCCATTTTTCCCACCGGTATCCTTGATGCCATCGTATCCGAGGGACGACAGAGTTTCTGTGACCCAATCGGGGATGCGCGTCCACGCATGGGTCGTTCCTTTCGCCATGTCCTCTTTCAGCGCGGCCATCCAATCGTTCCCGCTGATGGTGTTTTTATCCCATGCGTCCGGGTTGCCTCCTGCGGATTGCTTGGCCCGCTTGCGCTTGCCTGCTTGTTCCAAGGCCGAGACGACATCGCCGGGGATGTTTGCCGTATCAAGCGGGTTTTTGATCGAAAGATAGACCGGGTAGACTGCCGAGCGTGCGGCGTTGGGATCATCGAGCGTGGCCCCTTTCACGCCTGCCGCTTGCAGGACTTCCAAAAACCTTTCCTCTTGGTTGAAAAGCGATCCGCTGGATAGCCACATCTCAACCAAGGCCCGGAGGCCGTTCCCCCGGGCTTGGCGCAATTCGTAGTCGATGCTGTCGCGGGACATGATGCTTTGCGAATCCGCGACAATCGGGCCTTCGCCAGCATCCCAGTCGGAATAGCCAATCGTGTAGATGCGTTCGTTTACCGAAGCCCGCTCCTCGGGAGAAAGGTTCCACCATGCGCGGTCGATAGCGACCGGCGAGCGCATCCCCTTGCCTTTGTATTTGAACCACTCGGCATAGTCCGATGGCATCTCCGCAGAGGTGTCTCGTTTGTTCGTGGAGTAGGACGAGGCAATGGCCGGGTCGTTTGTGAAAAAGGCCATCGGCCCGGAAGTGGCGCGAGATTTGCGGAAACGGTCTCCTACGCGATCCGCCCTTTGTGTGCCGTGGTAAACAACCATCGGCTTGCCATCGGGATCGACCACCTTGGATGCCGTTGTTGGATCGACATCCCATTCTCCGAACCATCCTTTGAACTGCGGTGTCCCAATGCTGTAGTTGGTATCAGTCGAAACTGGTTGAGCGAGAATGTTCCCTGCTGCTGATTTTATTCGGTCTGCAAATTCTTTTGGAAACTGCGAAGCCAAATCATTTGTGAGGTAGTCGGCGAAATCGGCTGCGTCATCCACGGCGCTGGATTGGAACTCTGGCAAATCATCGCGGGTGGCGTAGTTTTGCAATGTCAGACCACGATCCATTTGATCGCCGACCTCGCGCAGAATTTTATTGATTTCGGAAACCGAACCATCCAACGGATCGACCTCTGGGTTGAGGCGACCTTCGCGCTCCAACCCGGAAACAATTTCGCCGGAAATAGGTTGGTTGCCTTGAACCTGTTTTGCCTGTTGCGCGAGTTGTTGTGCTTCTTGCTGCAAAACGAATCGCCCTGTTGTTGTGACAAATCCAAAGTTTTGAGTCGGAGGAAACTCGCCACGATCCAAATCATAGGCGCTCTCTTCCATGAGTTGGGCGTGGGTTTTAAGGGGCGAGCTTAAAATCTGCCCGTCTTTATCAATAACCGCAGTCGCAGCAATCCTCTCGGACATGGACCCGATTGAGTAGTTGAAGGTGCCTTGTGCCAGTTCGCCGCCGACCCGCTCCCGGGTGGTGTCCACACGCGCCTGCTGGTTGAGGCCGACCGAGTCGGCGAGGAGGGTTTCAAAGTTGGCGTCCACCTTGCCATCGGCGATGAGGCGCTTGAGGTTGTAGGCGCGGCGGTAAATGTCTTTGACGATGATGGCCATCCGGCGCAGGAATCCACGGAATCCTTCGGGAATCTGTTCCTCGCGGACATCACCGACCATGTAGGCCAAGGCGACATCTGAGAACGACTCGATGACATCGGTGTCGGTCTCGGTGCGGAGCCTGTATCCGGTGATGCGTTCGCTATCAATTTGCGGAATGATTTGGTTGAGGTTCTCGCGCACCCATTCCATTTTGATGCGGCCTTCCGCGATGGCGCGTTTCAGATTGTCTTGCGCGACATCTCGCACGACCTTGTCGCCGGTCGCGCCTTCGTGGATTTGGATCACGGATTTGAAGATGCCCTCGGCAAGAACGCCCTGGTTGCTGGCGAGGACGGGGAAGTTGGCGAGTTCGGCGGGTTCCGAAATATCTTGCCCGAATGCCCGGACGGTCTCGAAAAGGTTGTTGAGGTTCTGCTCGGTAGGGTTGGCCTCGTAGTCGGTGAGGAGGTTGCGCGGAGCGTTGCTCAGAAGGAATTTTTGGACATCCTCGCCGCGACCGGCGGCTTCATTCATTTGGTTGAAAAACGAGATAGACTCAAAGATGCCACGGGTCGTGCCGGTGATCTGGTTACGGAGGAGTTCGCTGAGTGCTATTTGTGCGGTCTGCTCATCTGAGGTGGTGTATTTGACATCGCCCTTGGGATCGCGGATGACAAACTTTTTGGATCCGTCTGCGAGGGTTTCGCGGGTGAGCGTGTGTGTGTTGGGGTCTTCCTGCTGGTCTTTGGCGGAAGCGATTTTCCCTTCCATGTAGGCGATCCCTGCTTTGACATTCTCCGGGGTGAGCTTGCCGAATTCGGATTGGAAGTTCTGCTGCTTCTCGGCGAGGTCTTTGCCGTCCTCGATTTTTTTGATGGTGGCATCGTCCATGCCCATGGAGCGGTAGAGGTCTTGCCGCTCATCAAATTGCTCAAAGCGTTTGTTGTCCGCAAAGGTGGCCACGCCTGTTCCAAGGAGAATGGTGGGGATGGAGGCAGCGAGGACATCGAGGCGTGATCCGCCCCATTTCTCAAGGATGGGTTGCCATTTCACATCCGGCACATCGGCTCCGAGCGCCTCGGAGACATCCTGCACCAGCGGGGTGGTGAGGTCTTGAGCGCCTTCGACAAATTGCTCGCCTGTGGCAGCGGCCAAGAATCGGACGCCTGCGCTGCCAACCTTCCCCACGCGAGCGGGATTGCCGATCTTACGCATGAGTATTTCAAAGGCCGGGAGCTTGCCGAAGAGTGCCTTTGCGCCGGTGCGTTCCAACCCGGCTTGGACGGCTGCGCTCACGCTGCCGATCTGCACCGCTTGGTCCACACCCATGCCTTGTTGACGAAGTTGGTTGTATTCGTCGGAAAACATGGCTGCGCCTGCGATGTAGGGGCCGACGACCGGGACAAGTGCCGTGGCAGTGTAGGCCAGACCCTGCGGGGAGCCGTAGGCCATTGCCTCCATAAAGCCGAGGAACCCGCCCTTGTTGATTTTTTCGATGGGGTCGAACTGGTTGTCGGCCACGCTTTGGAGTTCGCGGATTACCTCGAAACGCTTGACCTTCTGGCGGGCTTGGTTGGCCTCGGCGGCGATCTCCTCCGGTGTGACCTTGCGGAGGTCGGCTTCGTCGTAGAAGGAACGGTTCGCGAGCGGGATTTTTTCTCCCGTGGATTTGGAAATGTAGTAGTCAGGCGGGATTTGCTTGTTCTCCAGCATGCGGAGGTCGGATTCAGCGGCCATCTCCTGCGCGGTGAGCGCCCCGGTGCGGACCATATTGAGGGTGCGGCTCCAGCTTTCGCCCCACTGCTCCATGAATTTCTTCGGGTCTTGCCCGGCCTTCTGCGCTCCAAGCACGACCGAGGCGTAGGCCCGCTCGCGCACCGGCTTGGGCATGGAGGCGAGGGTGTCCACCATGGAGTCCATCTCCTCTTGGTTCTTGGGGTTGGTCTCCCCTGCCCGCTCGGTATCGCGCCCGGTGACTGAGGCGAGGTGGTCGTAGACTTTCTTGAGAGGTTCGGCGTAGTCGCGAAGCATGCCCTCGGTCTCTGTGTGGAAGGCTTGCGCGGATTCCAAGAGCGGAGCTTCCCAGCCGGGTGGCAATTTCTTGATCGAGTCGGCGTTCTTGGTCTTCCAAGTCTCGATGAGTTTCGGGACATCCACGGGATCGCCACCGCCAATGGAGTCGAACAGGGAAAGCGCGATGTCGCCGGGGATTTGGTTTGCCGCTTCGGACACCTCGTTTCTGGCATCGATGCCCTGTTTGATGAGGCCGAAAGTTTCCTTCTCGGACATTCCTTTTTTTCCATTCACCGACTCAGTCCACTTGTCTCGGAAGGATGAGTAGATGTCCTGCTGCTCCTCCGGGGTCTGGTCAAACTGCGAGGCGATGAACTGCCGGTTGGCGGTGCGGTAGCGGGATTCTTCGTCGAAATCCTGCAACCCGGAATCGCTCACATAGCCATCGAAGTCGGAGTAGATTTTATTGAGCGTGTCGAACTGCTCGCGTTTCTGCTCGGCATCCTTCTGGTCGGCCCAGAGGCGAAGTGCCTCGGCGCGGGACTCGCGCTCGGCTCCTTCCAGAGTATCAAATTCGTTGTAGTATCGAGTAGCTGTGTCGTCGTCGATAAGTTCGACTGGCGTGGGCGTGACGGAAAGCATTAGGAAAAATCGGGAAGCGGAGTGGAGAAATCGATTTCTTGATTGGCTTGGACGATGTCCTCCTTGGAGGATTTTTTGTTGATGCTATCGGCCTTGGAAGTTTTCGGTGGGGCGTCGATTTTTTTGCGAACATCGTCGGTCGAGGTGGCTGGCTTGGAAGGGGCAGATGATCCAAACGGCCACCACCACGACGAGCCGCCTGCCTTCGTTTTTTGAATTTCTTTATCAGCGGCGAGGATTTCGTTAAGTTTCTCGTAGACCTTGGTCTGGTCGGCGGCTTCCTTTGGGTTGGCCTTGGCCCAAGTTTCCAAGCTGTTTTTAAACCCGGCAAATTTCTTTCCGGCGGCAAGGAACTTCGGCACTTCGGAGTCTGGCATTTTGCCGTCCGCTTCTGTCCATGTGCCAAATTGCCCTTTGTTGAAAAGGGTTTTGAGTTGGGAGGTGGCTTCGGTGACTGGGGTGGCTTCCTTCGGATTGTTCCACTTATCGCGCAGGGAGGAGAGGAGTTCGCCTCGCTCGCCTTCGGGAAGCTGGCGGATGGAGTCTTTGATTTTGAGATATTCGGAGCGATCCTTATCATCCTTCGTTGGATCGTATGCCTCGACCATGGTGAGTAGAGTTGGACGCATGGCGAGAGCCTTTTCAATTTCCTCTGGGGTCTTGGAAAGAGTTTCGATAGCTGAAAGAATCCGGCGCTCCGGAAGGATGCCTTCAGCCAATCTGCGGATGTCTTCCGGTTTGGTGAGTTCCCCGGAAAGGATCAATTGATCCAAATCATCCTCGATGTTGTTTCGGTAGACGCCAGCCTCGCTTCGGGCGTTGCTGTAGGCGCGGACGATGTCGGCTTTTTCGGTGAGTTCTGGGAAGAGTTCGGAATTACCTGTTTCTAGCGCCTTTTCCAAGTCTGCCTCTGCGCCTATGGGATTTTGAATAATTGTGCTGGCAATGTTGGCGTTGCGCTCCTCCTTGGTCTTGCGGAGGTAATTGTCTTGCAGGCGGGCCACGGCGAGTTTGCCTTGGGGTTCCGATATGATTTCGTCTGCGACCGCTTTGTTGTAGATGCCGATTGCGCCTTCGATATCGTCATTGGCGATTTTCATTAGGGCGTTGGCCTCGATGTCCTGCTGGTAGCCTTCGATGCGTTTCTTGTTGGCCTGCCCTTCGATTTGCAGGCCACCCATCATGTTCCAGCGTTCAAGGGCCGGAGCGAGCGACTGGGCGGCGTTGTTGGAGATGCCGATCTCGCCGATGGCTTTTTCAGTCTGCTGGACATTGGCGATCCATTTTTCCTGCCACTTGTCCACCGGCGTGTTCATCTGCTCGTTCTGCTGCTTCTCAAAGGCCGAGCGCATGAGGGTCTCGGCGCGGGCGAGGTCGGCGGTGTCTTTGGCTTGCGCCATTTTCTGGCCCCACTTCATGGCGACATCGCCCAGCCCGCCGATGGAGTCGGCGAATTTGCCCATGGCGCGGGCTTCTTGGGAGAAAGCATCGAGTTCCAGAGTTTGGGTGAGCATCGACTGCGCGGCGTTTCGCATTCCGCCGGGGTCGATCATGGCAGCGCGGCCAAGCTGCGCGGCTTGCGGGGCGAGGATGCCGGTCGAGGGACCGAGGGCTTGCGGGCCTGCGTTGGGTATGTCGGCGAGTCGGATGGCGGGCATGGGTTAAGAAATTGGAGCGTAGTATTTGCCACCTGTTGCGGATGTTCTTGGGACATACGATTGACCGCCATATCCAGTAATAGCCCCTGTCGGATTTCTTGATGCGGAGCTTCCGTAGTAACTCATTCCGGTGTTGGCGGCGGAACCGATGCCGCTGGCGAGCGCGGTGTAGCCACCCATCGCGGTGGCGCGGGCGGTGGCGTTGCCTGCCATCTGCTCGATCGCGGCTTGGCGCATGTTGATGCGGTAACCGGCCCCGGCGGCTTTCTCGGCGAACTGCGCGTCATTGAAACTGATCTGCGCGGCTTTTTTGTTCATCGCCGAGGCGAAAAGGTCGGAGGACAAATTGAAGTCGCCGACGAGTTCGTTCATCCCGGCCTCGTAGCGTTTTTTCTCGGAGGAGAGATTGGCGAGGAGACGAGTATCGGCGACCTGCATTTCGTAGAGGTTGGCGGTATCAGCCAAAACTGCAAGGGGAGATCCCTCGGTGGTTACGCCCCCGGCGGCGTATTGGGACCGCTGGAGTCCGAGGATGCGGGCCTTCTCGGCGCGGATGCGGTCGGCTTGCTCGCGGGCTTGGCGATCCTCGCCATCGGCTTGGGCGCGGAGTTGCTGCGATTGCTGCTGAACGAGGACATTGTTCATGTTCGCCTGGTCGGCCTGCGACTGCGCGTTGAACATGGCCATCTGCGAATTGAACTGCTCCGCCTGCGCGGCCCGCTCCGCTGCCATGCGCTGCCATGCGGCGTTCTGCTCGTTCTGGATGCGGTTGTATTCGGCAATCGCGGCTTGCGACTTGCTTTGCTCGTTGGCGGAATACATCGCGATGCCGGTCGAGGCGGCGGTGGCAACTAAAGAACCAACTGCAAGCCATGTTCCCGGATCAGCCATTAGAAACCTCCTCAGTTGGTGTCATAAGAAAAACTTGGTTGCGGTTGCATTCGCGGAACCCCTGCCGCTCCAGCACCCGGGCGATGCCGGGGTATGTGAAGACCGCCATCGTGTGGTAGCCGAAATCCTTGGCGATTTTTTTGAGGCAAGCCACGCAATGTTTGAAAGCGAGCATCGCGGTTTTCAAGGAAAGGCCGGGGGCGCTCACGGCATGGTCTGCTAGACACATCCCGCAGGAGTTGTCCATGTGGAGGAAGAGGGCGGAGACCGGCTTGCCGTCGATCTCGCAGACGACTCCGCATTTCGGGAGCATCGGCTCCGGGCGGCGGTGCTTGCCGTGGGCATGCCACCACTCCGAGAGCATCTCGTAGTCGGTCGGTTCGTAGT